TTTCACCTACGCAACTTTCGGATGCACCATATATCGCTTCTTCAGGAAAATCATCAATGGATATATTTCTTAATCCAGCCAAATCAAGCAGGCGTATAACCGCATCGCTTAGTTCGTCTGGAAGTGTATTTTTTACATTTTTTTCAAAGGAACACTTAAATCGCTTTTCTTCTTCCACTAATGCAGGATAGCGATTATAGTCCATTTCAAAACGTGATTTACATTTCTTTCCTAATCTTCCCTTTCTATCCGCTTCCACAGCTTCCATAAGCTCTCCAACGATAAGGCAAAGGCAGTGTTCGTTACTCAATTCTTTATCATGGAAACCGTGCTCACAGGCGGTCTTATAAGCACGATTCCGTAGTTCGTTCAAATTAATATTATTCATAAATTTACTCCCTATCTGTTAATCAATCAGTTTAAATTCATATACGAAAACATAAGGATTGGATTCCCATGTACCCTTGCCTGATACTTTATCTATGAGGGCGGCAAAGGCTTTACGTGGATTATCAAATCCATCGTCTTTGTTTCCCTCAAATTCATAAAATATAGATGGTGGAAACTCATCATCACCAGAATCTTCATATATCCCTTCTTTCAAGCAATCTTCATCGCTAATGTCCTGTAAACGTTCAATCTTGAGATTGGTAATTCGGATATGATGTATCATGAGGTCAGCGCGGACAAACATCTTATTTTTAAATCCTGCCCCACAATACTTTTTGTTAATTGTTGATGAATCTACAAAGAAGTCATTAGGGCAATTCCCAGCATGAAATATGGTTTCATAGCTTTGCGCAATGGCAACAACTTCACCAACCTTATATCTAGACAAATGAATTTTATCTTTACAATATGTAAATGGAACAATTCGTCTAGTTATTGTCTTACGACCGTCCAACACCGCTTGTGTTAATCCAAATTTATCATTGAAAGATATCTTTTTCATTTTTATATCAATTTTAATACTTCCTGTATCCCAGCTTCCAGTGCTTCCTCGTAGGTATTATAACGGACAATAGGTCTGTCAGACAATCCTATCAGGTCATGGGTAGGTATTGTCAGAATATCGTAAAGCCAATAGTCTCCATACATATAGCCTATTTCAATATGGAGGCATTTAGTGTCACGCAACCACTTCTGGGCAACATATAATGTTGGGCATAAAAATTCAACTGGTTCGTTATCTATTTCCGTACAACATGATATACTTTGCGGAATGTCGTATCTTCTAATAATATTATCGCAACTTATTGTGTGTTCACACTTCCAATTAAATCCTTTCTCTTTCAGCAACTTTGCTGTTTCTAATGTCACAAGTTCTTCGGTCATAACTATTTACTTTCTATTATTATACACCCAAATAACACCCCTAAATATTTCATCCCAAGTTCGGAAACATAGTACCCGATTTGTTTTTCAATCTCAAACTCTCGCTTTTCTGCATATCCGATAGATACCAATTCCTCCCAGTCCTTATCGGAGTTACTTGCTACAAATCGGTTACGATAAGCATTATATCTATTTCTTTTTATTTTACCACGATCAAACCCTATAGCATGTTTCATTTTTTCTATTTGTCTTAATGATAATTTTACATCATCCATAATTATTCTTTTTAGGTATTTCTATATTATACATTTCTGCTAATTTATAAAACTGTGTTTTCACAAAGGGAGCATCTTTTAAGGCATTCAATACTTCATTTTCCGTTTGGCATTTTGATCTATGCGTTCAAACCCATATATCTCTTCTTGAGTAAATTCTCTAGAAATAGCTTTAAAATAATGACCTAGGCATCCACACGTTCCGAAATATGCCATTCTATTCATAGTTAACATTGCTTTTTTAATTCATTCAACACTTTCTTTACTAATTCATAACGTGGTAATTGCCAATCCTTCGCAATATCATCTATTTTATCGTCATAATGATTGTCGTAAACATACTGATTAAGACTATCAATAAATCCATCATCGTCAAGTCCTTCATCGCAATCATCAAACATATCAAGTTCACAGGCTAACTCGGAACATTCACAGTGGGATACCCAGTCATAAACACGACCGTCATAAACATTGGTCTGTCTGTTGTATTTTTCTCCAACGGAAATTACTCCACCGCAAAAATTGCACCTGTGCTCTTTACGAGCGACAGGAGTTTTATCTCTTAATACTTTCATATTATTCTCCTTTCTTCTTTTCACATTCTTCACAATGCAACTTGTAAGCATGGGCAAACATTCGTAGAGTAACAGGCTCAAAGTGAAAATCCGCCTGTTTCCCTTCTATAAGAACAGAAACACATAATTGTCCATCACAAAAGTCAATATACGCTTCACCACCTCCATCTCCGTTAATGGAAAGTGTTTGTGTCTGTACGCTATTCATTATTCACCTCCTTTAAACATAATGTTTAGTAATAGTACCGAATGAATGATACCGATGCCAAACTATATTTCCACGCTGAATTTCAGTAAGCCAATCACAAGCCTTAAAGACTTGTCCTACATTGTATAGGAATGGTCTTTTTTGTATTTTTCTTTTTATTCTTGCTTTCATTATTCCTCCTTTATTTTAAAGTGTTCAATCAGTTCGTCTACAGTAGCCTTGTGAACGGTATCTATATTAACATCAATATCATTGTAAACCCAATAGGAAGAGAACTTGATTGCAGGACACATAATCCATTTATTCCCATCCGTAAACCATTGGTACTTGTCCGTATCATCCCTTAATGCAGCGATAGCTAGGAAAAGTTCTTCATTCGTTCCGCAATCAATAAGACCATCTATTTCTTTAAGACCATTTGTATCATAATCGTCCAATGAATAAACCGAATTAACTCCAAATACACAAGTAAATAGATTATGCCAACCTAAATATGGATTACAATAATAGCCAAGTTCTTTTAATCTATTTCTAATATTAGCAGTATTCTTGTGTATAAAACACTGTGTTGTAAATCCCATAGTTATTTCTTCTATTTAACTTTAACATATCCATTTTCAATGCACCAACACAACATATCGTAGGCTGCATCAATGAGTTCTTTACTCTCTGTAATCTTTATTATAGACCTAGTATAAAGTTCCACATACAAGCACGTATAGCTATCTGCAAGTTTTTGGATGGTCATCACTTCTTTGCCAATAAAACAAGGTAACTTGTCGAGAATATCCTGCAAGGTGTAGATATGGTATAATCCAAGTTCTTGTAAATGTTTCATTTGCTCGAATGACAATACCTGTTTCATTTCTTTTCCTCCTTCGTTTTAATCTCCGTTACTTTACCACGATTAATAAAACGTTCATCAGAGTTATAATATCCAGCAATTACTTTACACAAGGGACGATCCATTCTACATTGTTCTTGTAGACTACAATTGTCACATGGTGAACTATTCCGCATTAATACTAATTCATGCAGCACCCCGTCTATTATTATTCCGTTCTTTACTTCCATACCGTTCATTCATTAGAAGTTACACCCAAGCACAATACTTTGCTAGACACGCCTACATCGTCAAATTCAAGAATTAAATACTCTGTATCGTAAGGATAAGGGTATCTGCAATTTTTCAATTCCTCATCCGTCAATTTGCGTCTGACACGCATCTCGATTTCAAAATCATCGGGAAGGTTCTCTATGATTTTTCTAAGTTGTCCTACGTTCTTTATTTCCATATAGTCTAAGTAATTTAATTGCTAATAGAGGTTTTTTATCTCCTATTTGATTGATTAGCTTTGTTAATTTGTCCACTCTGCCATAGTGTCTAACGCAAATAGCATTTGCCTTCATCGAGCGTCCTAATCCGTATAAATACTCCATGTGTGCATTTATGCGGATATTCTTCATTATTTTTTTTGCTTGTCTTAATTTCATCATTCAATCTCCTTCTATGTTGTATTCCAAATAATAGAATACTCTTTTAGTTGTTATTAACTTTATAAATCAATCTCTTACATAATCTTTTCACAAAAGAAGAAAC